CTATAATTGTGGCGAGCCAAGCGCCAAAGCCCGAAGTAATACCCGCAGCTCTAACCGCGTAGCCTACGACGAGCTTCTTTAAGTAATCAGAAGCGATATACTTTTTAAGACTTGCAAGTACGCTTTGCCACGCGGCTAGAAGTGTTTTCATAAAATTAAAACTCTAACTTTTCGATAGCGTCTAAAGCTGAAGTCTCGATAGAGGCTAATACTAAGTCGTCGATAGGCGTCGCCGTCGCTTGAGCTTTTTCTTTTAAGATTGGGAAAACGATTGTTTTCATAATCTTGATAACTAGAGGCTTTAATACGGGCTTAAATGCTTCCACTACTGCTGCTTTTAATTCTGCTACTACGTCCATTGTGTTACTCCTTTAATGCCTACGCGTAAGTACGTAGGGTTATGTTTTGTTTTCTAATCTGTTTAGGCGCTCTTGAATATCTTGAATAGAGTTAAAGGCCCACTCTTGGCGGCCCACAACTTCTACAATCTTTAAATTTAACGAAGTCATTTCGTGACTAATTTCTTTTAAGGTTACTTTTATGTCGGCTAAAAACCAACACAATACCCCTACTGAAGTCGTCGCTAAAAAGCCCGCTACTGCGAGCATGATGTTTAAAACTACGTCCTGCATATCGACCCCTATTGTGTGTTAGCGAAAATAACGCCCGTTAAGAGAGTGAATACGGTCTGTACGATTGCGCCCGCGTTATTAATATCAGGGTCGCACTCTAAATTAAAAGTAGCAGGTATAGACTGTAAAGGTCCGAAGTGCCTTGTAAAGATAATAGGGGTATACTCTACGTTACTGCCCGCGTTGTTTTGTATATACCCCGAGCGGTAGTATTCCACAATAGCGTAGCAGTTCGCGGGTACGGTTTGCGCCCCCGATACCGCCGTACTAACTTTAAGATTAGTTGAAAAAGTACTCATGTATTAACTCCTTAGATTAAGTGCGCCCATTTAGCTTCGTGCGCGTTTAATGTGTTTACGATAGGGCCTATTTCTAAGTCAGAGTAAAAGTCTGACATATTAGTAAGTAAGTACGCAGCCGTACCGAGTGAGCCGTTCCAAAGTGCCCGCTCAATCTGAGCCGCCGTACTACTTGCTAATAAGGCATTAAACTGCGTGTTAGTCCACAAGCCAAGCTTTAACTTTCGGCGGTTAATCTTTCTAATGCGCTTTATCACAAGCGTACCAAGCTCGACGGCCTCGTCGCTCTCTTGGTCCCGCTGCTTTTCTAAAAGCTCTTCGGCGAGGCTCGTAATTTCGTAAGTGTGGCCGTCAGCGAAAAGGTCGACGTGCTCGTCGTACCACGCCTGAGCCTGCTCTACGGTCTCAGTTTTATTAAAGTTAGTAAGTACTCCGTTAAGTTTTACTTCAATCTTAAACACTATTACCCTACCTTTTCTACAGTTAAGAAATTAAACGCTGTATTTGCGAATTGATTTGTAGACACACTTGACGCCGCGTAGATAGATAAGGTCTCGCCCGCGAGTAGGTCGGCGGTCGTAGTGCCATTTAGGCCGATAGAATTATTAGCGCCCGTACCTATCATATTAGCTACGCGCCTAAATAGCGTCCCGTTCTTATATACGTTAATAAGTATACCCTGATTAGTAGCGAGAACTACCGCAGCCGTTAGCAAGGTAACCGATACTCTATACTTACCGACCACAGGCGCGGTAAAAACCGACCCCGACCACGCCCCGTGCGAGTCATAAAGACGTGTCGAGAAAGACTGTAAGGTATCGCCGATAGCTATACTGCCCCCCGCCGAGGACGAGTAGCTACAGTTAATAGGCTCAGAAGCCGAGATAGTCTGCGGCCCTGAGATACGCTCGATAGATAAAGAGGTAAGCCCGAAGACTACGTTATTACCCCGAAGGTCTAAGCTCGCGCCTGAGTTTTGAAAAGCGTATATTTCTACAGTATCGCCCGCTTTAAGGTCTCGCTGAAAGTCATACGTAAGGCCGTGGGGTTGAGCTACAGTGCCCGTCTTACCGTTAGATATAGCTTCAGCTACCGCCCCGTTAATGTATAAGTATACGGCTAACTCGAAAGTAGCGGTAGTGCCTATAGTATTTAAGTGCCCCGAAATACGATACTTATCTTTTACTCTTACTGTGTACGTACCCGAAGTAAAGCCCGCGACGTCGTCATGAGATACAACGTCGAAAGGTACTTTAGTGTTTACGTTATTAGGTATAGCCGTCGCTACGCTTCGAGTAGCTTTAGCAGTAACGATACGGCCCTCGTACCCGTCAGAGATACGAGTAACTGCGCCTAGCCCCTGTATAGGTATGCTTAACTGCACAGTATTGATACCGCCCGTAGCAAGTTGAGTGCCTGCGTGTAGTACTTGCCAGTTAGAAGACCCGAAGTAGATTTTATTATCTGCGGGGTTCCACACAAGTACGCCGCCACTACCTGCGCCGCCTTGAGTACCGTACTGACCTACGCCCGTACCTATACCTAAAGCCGCCTGCGCGTTGTTAGGTAAGTTAAAATATGCTGTAGCTGCGGTAACAGTACCACAGTTAAAAGTCCCGATCACTTCATAGCTTTCGCCGACTTGTCGCCACTTCATAGCTATAGCAGTAACCGTACCTAGACCTACGAAAGTAGGCGTATAAGCCTGCCACGCCGTAATAGGCGTACCGTAAGCGTACGTACTTGGGCTTATACTAAACTCACACATTAACGCCCATGCACTATTAGCGGCCTCGGCTACGTATGAGATAAGTTTAATCTGTGTAGTATCTGACTTAACTTGAAAAGTCCCGTCGACATAATCGACAAGAGTGCCGTTAGATAGAGCTTTAAAAGAGCTTGGCTCTGTGTACGTCCACGTCGTACCGTTAAACTCGCCGATATACCATATCATAGAGGAGTCAGTCGAAGACGAGCCCGCGACGAAAGTACCTGAGACTACGCTAAACTTAATACGCATATTAAGTACTTTCGTTTGATACTCGCGGTCTAACGTAATCGTACGCTCTACTGCGCGGCCCTGTCTTGAGGCCCCCGCTGACTTCGTAATTAAAAAAGACTTCGTCGTATTGATAGGGTCGGTCGTCGTTACTGATAACTCTAGAGCGCCCGTACCCGCTGAAGGTGTAAACGTGCCCGCAGGTCTTGACGCCGCAGCGTAAGAGCCTTCGACATAACTCGCGATACCTTGCTCAGCGTCGCCGTCAGGTATTAAGTTTACGGCCCCGCCGCTACCTGAGCCCGAGCCTACTTTAGTCTCAAGGCCCGCAGAGTCTAACTGATAAAAGCCGTCAGCCTTCGGGTAGAGTTTTCTTTTACCCGCCGCAGGGGTCGAGGGCGTTGCGCCTTGCTCAGTCGCCGTAATGATATCTACTTCGGGCGTAACTAAAGACACAGTCGTAAAAGTACCGCCGTTAACGATAGGCGAAGTTAAAGTCTTATTAGTAAAAGTTTGAGTGTGCGATACTGTGGCTACTTCGGCCTCGGCGCCTAAGTCGCCGACTTTAAACCGAGCCGCTAGAGCGTTTTGATAAACGAAAGACCCCTTAGTACCTGTACGGTCTACGGTAAAACCCGAGCCCTCAGAGGTCGTGTCGTCGCCCGTCTTATTAAAAGTGACATTAGGGTCGACCGAGTCGACCGTCGTCGAGTTAAAGGTCGTCGTCGTACCGTTAACCGTCATATTACCGTTAACGGTTACGTCATTAGTAAAAGTTTTATTACCTGCGAAAGTCGAAGGTAGGTTATTTATAGTGTTTACGTCGGCCTCTAGTGTGGCTATGTCGGCAAGAGCCGAGACGATATTGGCCTCTGCTATATCGAGGTCGGCCTGAGTATCGCCTAGCTGAGCGTCGAGCGTCTCTATGGCCTCTTTTCGGCTTTGACCGTCGACCACATAATTATTAGAGGCATAGTCATTAATAGCGGCGTCAAGCTCGCCCGTCGTGCCTAAGCCTTCGATAATTTTATTAAGTAGCGCCTGTAAGTTGTTAACGCTCGCGCCTGAGGCTATAGCGGTATTAAGTAAAGATAAAATAGCAGCGGTCGAAGTGGCCGCAGCGGTACGAGATACAAAGCCCGTATTAAAAGTCGTCTGATTAGCTATCATGCCGTTTAAGACCATAATTTTACTCCTGAGTAACTACTGTAAAGGTTAATAGCCCCGTCTCAAAAAAGTTAGGGGCGTCGCGGTCTACGTACTCGATAAGGTCGAAGCCCGTACCGTCGTTATCTTGCGCCGACGAGTCTAAGTACATACGAAAGAAAACGTCAGGCCTACTTTCGTCGGGCATAAACTCGACTATATTTTTAAGCATGATATAATTTAAAAAGGCTTTAACCTCTTCGACGGCGCTCGGGTTATTTTTATACTGTAAGTCTGAGCCGCTTATATCTCTATTAGTTATGTACTTTATGTTAAATTTAAAAAACTCTTCGACCCCGAAATACTGTACCGAGACTTTCTGCTTACTCGAAGACTTATTAACCGTAGGGTTAACGAGCCTTCGGGTCATAGTGTTGTCTTTGTAGTCCTGTAATTTAAACTGTGGACGATACGCCGTACCGCTTGGCAGAGTACCGACGAAGCTAATCACATTAAGAACGTCTGCGCTCGCGTGGCCGATAAGGGCGTAGATACTTTGAGCGGCGTTAACGCCTGTACCGAAAAGAAGCGACGCGGTCGAGTCCGATACGATTGTAACTATGCGCGTAGTACGGTCTACCGTAACGGCCCAGTCAATAGCACTTGCCGAGTTTAACGCCGACGAGATAACCTGTAAGAGTTTAGTTAGTGAGTATGTACCTACAGGTACTATAGCCGTCTTCTCTGAGCCCGCGCCTTCTTTAAAATTAATATATTGATTATCTGAAGTCACTTCATACCCGTAGTAAAAAGCGCTATGTGTACCTAGTGCCATTAGACGTTACTCCTTACTATGATACCGTTCTGCTCGAAATTATCTTGTAAGATATCTGTAATCCACATACCCGTTTCTTTGCGGTCGAAAACCTTGTCGACGTTGACGTTAATCGTAGTGTTAGGGTTTTCGGGTTTCATATCTACGATAGGGGTCGTAGGGTTACTGTTATTAAAACTTGAGCCCGTATCTGCGCCCGTAGCGCCGCCGCCACTTGTCGCGCCGACTGCGCCGCCGTTAGCCGCCGATACCGCCGCTAAAGTAGCGCCGACTGCGACCATACCCGCGCCCGCTGCTGCTAGAGCAGGACCGTTAGGCATACCCGCGTACGTATAGGCCGCGCCTTGAATGATAAAGCCGAGACCTTGGCTTATAAGCATTTCGCCCATAGCATTTAAGATACCTGTAAAGAGACCGTTAGCGGCCTCTTCAGCGCTTTTACTACCTTGGGCGAAAGCAAAGATCGCATTAGTCGCCTGCTGCTTAAACGTAGTTACGAAAGCTTTACCTAGGTCTTTTAAAGATGCTTTAATACTTGTAAACTGAAAGAGTGCCGACTGCTTAATACCCTCTAAGACGTTACTGAAAACGTCGCCGAGACCTTGAATGTCGTACGCCTCTTCGTTAGTGATTAGCTTCATTCTGTTTTTATAGTCAGTACGTAGCTTCTCTAAATTATTTAAGTGCGTCTGGTCTAAAGCTTCGCGAGCTTGGTTACGTTGCGCTTGGGTAAAAGTACCGTTTTCGTCAAAGGTCCTTTGTAGCGCCGACGCCTCTAGATTAAAATTATTTAATGCCTGCTTTTTTTGCTGACCGTAGAGAGTCTCTAAATTAGCTTGTGTATTCTGTAGTGCGAGCCGATCTTGAGATAACACAATCTCAGACTGAAGCTGAGCCTTGTTAAGTTCGTTTAACTTATCTGTGGCCGCTTGTCGGGCGCGAAGTTTAGCTTCGTCGGCGCTCGTATCTGCGGGCTGACCGCGTTTACCTGCGGCTAACTGCTCAGAGGCTAACTGCGAAGTTTTACGACGTAACTCTTCGTAGTTAGCTATTTGATCTTTAATACCGATGAGCTGCCCACGAAGTGCCGCCGTATAACTCGTAGCCGCGCCCA